GTGGGTCGAGGGCTCAGTCTTCCTGAGCTTGAAGCCAAGACCGGCCTGAACCGCGGCTACCTCTCCCGGATGGAGCGGGGCCACATCCAGGAGGTCGGCTCTGAGCAGGTCCGCCGGGTTGCCAAGGCCCTCCGCGTGTCGGAGGACCTGCTGACTGAAACAGAGGAGTCGACGCCGTGACCGCTCAGGCCACGAGGACGCGCCGGGCCCCCGCAAAGGCCCCCAAGGCGCCCAAGTCCCTTATCCCGCAGGACAGTTCGGCCGAGGCTGAATTCCGCCGGTGGACACCGGACGAGGTCGCCGCCCTGAGGCTGCTGCCGTACACCGCCCGGGTGATCCGCGAGAAGTGCTACCGGCGAGAGCTGCACTTCCACAACGACGGCGGCCGCATCACCTTCACCGCCGAGGACCTGCGCCTCAACAACCAGCTCGGCGCGCAGGCGCCGGCCGCCTGACCTACCCCTGAACGCGCCGAAGGGCCGCCCGCTTTGACCGGCCTGGCGACCCCCGACCGGCGACCCCACCACACAGAAAGCAGAGGTCACCGTGACCACTGAGAATAGCTCCCAACTCACCGTGCAACGCTCCGCGATCCAGGTGCTCGCCGACCTGACCGTCGAGCATCCCGAACTGCCCGCCGCGTACATCACCATCCGCGCGCCGTGGCAGGGGGAACCGTCCAGGCTCGACCTTCAGCTGGACACGCCCACCGAATTCGAGCAGTGGCGCACCGCCCTCGGCATCCCGTCCGCCGACGTGGTTCTGGAGCCCTACGGCCGTGGGTCGTGGGTCACCGTCCACACGGTCCACGAGGGCATCAGCGTGACCCTCTCCGCGCACGGCATCCTCATCACCCAAGACATGCTCACCGCCCCGCGCACCGTCGACGCCGTCGAGGTGTCGGCATGAAGTGCGGTGAGCCGAAGCCCGGCGGCAGTTACGAAGACTGTGACCTGGAGCTGAAGCACCAGGGCGACCACGGCTATTTGGGTCGGCGCTGGCCCCGTGTCGAGCCGAACGAGCCCGACTGGAACGTGCAGGAACTGCTGGATGACCAGACGCCCCGCAACGCCTACGGCGTGATGGAGCGCAGCTTCCCGATCATCGTCACGGAGACCGTCACCCGGGTCCTGTGGGTGGACGCCGAGTCCGAGGACCAGGCCCTCGCCTACTGGGGCGCCGGCGGCGACTACCCGTCGCTGGACGGAACCGAAGTACTGGACGGCTGCCTGGACTTCGAGCGGCCGGACCAGTGGCAGCGACAGGCCGCGTTCGAGGCACAGGGCTACGGGGCGAAGATCGGCCCGAAGGTGCAGTGCCCCGGCTGCAACGCGGAAGCCTTCCGCCGCGAGTGGATGCACGACCCGATGCGGAAGTGCCACGGACCCATCGAGTGGCGCGAGAACCCGTCGGCGAAGCCCAAGTATCGGTGGCGCCGTGAGTACAGGACGACGCCCGTGTACTCCGCCACTTCCGAGGCGGTGGCGGCATGACGCTCTCCCCGTTGGCCCGTACCGCGGCGGGTGTGATCCGTGCGCAGTGGAGTCAGGGTCGTATCGCGGCGCTCGCTGACCAGGCTGCGGAGGCTCTGGAGTCGGCGCAGTTGCTGATGTCGCCGGACGTTGCGGCCGAGCTGGAGCAACTGCGGGCTCAGGTTGCGGAGTTGGAGGCGCAGCGTGACCGGCGCCGTGGCCGTCTTGTGGCACTCCAGAACGACGCGCTGAACATGCGCGGCGCGCTCTCTCCGAACGGGGAGGACCGGAAGGTCCCGATGCCGCTCGGAGAATCGCTGACCCCAGCTGTGGAGTGGCTCATCAGCCGGGTTGCCGAGTTGGAGGAGGCGGCCGTCGAGGGGCGGGCCGCTCTCGCTTCCCTCTGCTACGACCACGACGACCCCGGTAGCGCTGCGCTCGGTGCGCTCTACCTGCTCCAGCAGGCGACCTTCGGGACACCTATGGAACCGGGCGAGGCCGTCCCGAAGGTCTACCGGGCGTCGCACGACTCGATCGTGATGGGCCTCTACACCACGGCCGCTGCCGCCCGCGAGCACTGCGAGGCGGAGGAGCGCCGCTCGTGGCTGACGGGGACCAACCTCGCCTTCGACTGGATCGAGGACGAGGAAGACGGCATCGCCGAACTGGTGGTCGTCGCGGGGCAGAACGAGGAGTCCATCACCGGCTACGTGGTGGACGCCCTGGACATCGCCTTCGAGTACGACGAGGAGGCGGACGAATGACGGCCCTCGCGCCCAAGCCGAATCCGCTCGCAGACCTTCCGGCGATGCCCGACACCGCAGCGCCGGTGCTCATGCCCGGCCTGCTGCGTGCCCTTGGCCTCGCCCCGCGCCCGGTCCCTGCGTGGATCACCGACCCGGACCTCATCGCCTCCATCGAGGCGGGCCTCATCGACATTCCCGACGACCTGTACCCGATCACGTCCAAGGGGGATCGATGAGGAACCCGCTCGCCGGTACCGGCCTCCGCCGCTACACCCGCTCCCGCCTCATCCACGACCGCGACGCAGCCCGCGCCGAAGTCCTCCGCCTCGAAGGCGTCATCCGCGGACTCGACGCCACCGCCATCGAGCAGGGCGAGCGCATCGTCCAGCTGGCGGCGGACGCCGTAGACGTCAGCGTCGAGCGGCAGCTGCGCGCGGCAGCCGAGGAGAAGGCCGGCGCTCTTGAGGGCCAGCTCCTCGCTCTCAGGTCGCAGCGCGACAACGAGTACGCCGTCACCGTGCCGCCCATGCACCGCGACATCGACGACGACGAGGCATCCACCCACCCTCACGGGTTCGACGTCCGCACCCTGCGCGAGGCCCTCGACCCGCGCGCTGCCTGACCACCTGACGGGCCGCGAGCCTCCCCATCCAAGGCTCGGCGGCCAGCCGTGGCCCGCCCGCAACTTCCCCCCGGCGGGTGGGCCACGGCAACCACACCTCTTGGAGCACCCATGAAGACCCGTCGCCCCTATCGGTACGTGACCGTCACCACCGACGTCGAGGTGGACATCGGCGACTACCTCGCTGAGTCCGACGACAACGAGCTGAGCGACCTCGGCCTGCACCGCGAAGACAGCTGCGCGGGGGACCCGCACGGCGCCGCCGGTGAACTCCACAGCGCCCTCAACGCGCTGCACCAGCAGGCCCATCCGGACCAGCCGCTCTTCGTCGACATGTGCCTGCGCGAACCGTGCCGCTCGCTCTCCGTCCAGAAGTTCCCCCAGCTCGGCAGCCGCTGACCGACCTCGAAAGCGAGCATCATGCGCACCACCAAGAAGCCTGAGCTGACGGCATTTGTCGACGTCGAGACGATCGGCCTGGATCCGTTCCTGCACGACGCGTGGGAGATCGCTGTCATCCTGCGCTGCGACGGCCAGGACGAAGAGCACGTGTTCCGGATCAAGCCGGACCTGTTGAACGCAGACCCGGAAGCCCTGAAGATCAACCGCTACTACGAGCGGACCAACGCCCCGGACTGGGTGTGGGACGACCCGCACATCGCGGCCACGCAGGTGCGCGCGCTGCTGGATGGAGCCGTCCTGGTCGGCTCGAACGTGCCGTTCGACGCGGAGATGCTGACGCACCTGCTCGGGCGCTACTTCGACCAGCCGCGGCCCTGGCACTACCGCACCGTCGACGTGGTCACCCTCGCCGTCGGCTCCCTGTACGGACGGGCCAGCGAGTGGACGGTCCGGGACTGCGACGCCACTTGGTACGGCAAGGTCGCCAAGGCGATCGGCTGGCCGTGGAAGACGCACGACGTCTCCCGCCACGTCGAGATCGAGCCGCCCACCGCCGACGTCGCGCACACCGCGCTCGGTGACGCCCGCTGGGCGCGCGACGTGTACGACGCGGTCACCGTCCCGGACGCCATCTTCGCCGCCTCCGACGAGCAGCTGGCACAGATGGCCGGCGACGCCCTGGCCCGGCTGCGCGGGGGGCAGTGATGACGATCGCCCTCTTGCCACCCACCACGTACAGCTCCGTCAGCCTGGACATCGAGGCACTGACCGACGGACCGCGCTTCGTCCGCACGCGCGGCATGAGCCGCTGGCACCGGCCCCGTTCCGGCACCCGCTACCCCAACGACCGCGTCGTCTACGGGGCGTGGTGCGGGTATGGCATCGGCGGCAGCGAGCACGCGGGCGCGTTCCTCGCCGCCGACGAACCGCCCGCCGGTGAACCGGTGTGCGGCACCTGCGAGGGCCGCGCCGCCGGAGCCGGGCAGGACGACAGCCCAACCGGCCGGCTCCTGCTCTTCTCCCCGCGCGACATCGACCCGCCGAAGACCTGCCCCGCTTCCCGTACCTCCGTGTACGAAGAGCTGCCTGGCGGTCGCGTCGGACGCTGCCTCGCCTGCGGCGACATGCAGCCGCTGCGCGCCATGGGCGGCCCGTACAACCCCCGCTACGCCATCGTCCAGCACCCCACTGGCCAGGCCCTCGTGGAGCCCTGCCCGTTCCACCGCTGGCGCCAACTCACCGCGCGCGACGGCCGCGTCCTGTGCGACTGCGGAAGGGAGATCACCCAGTGACCGAGCAACTCCAGTTCTCCGAGCCCGTGGAGGGTACCGTCAGCCCGGCCGCCGGGGAGACGGCGAAGGCCGACGGCATGGCGCTCGCGGCGGCCAACACGTCGGTCGAGTGGGCCGACGCCTGCGCCGCAGCAATCGAGCTGATGGCCCGTCGAGGCGTCGAGTTCCAGGCCGCGGACCTCATCGCCGAGGGCCTGGTCGACGAGCCCGACAGCCCCAACCGGTGGGGGCCCGCGTTCCTGCGCGCCGCCGCGGCCGGGGTCATCGAGGCGCGGGGCTACGCCAAGTCGAAGCGGGCCACCGTCCACAGCAGCATCTGCCGCACCTGGCAGGGCACTGCGGCCTACCGCAACGGGGCCGCAGCGTGAGCGCCGCGACCGTCATCAACCTCGGAATCGCTGTCTTCCTGCTGGTCTGCACTCTCGTTCTCTTCCGCCTGTGCCGCACACCCCGCCCGCGAACGCAATGGCGGTACGAGGGCCCGGACTCGCTGCGCCTCATGGAAGACCTCGACGCGCACCTTGACCGGCACTTCGCCGAACTCTCGGGCCTCTACGAGCGGCTCGGACCTCCCGACCTCGACCCGGAGGTGCAGGCAGGCCTCGCCCGCCTGCATGACGCCGTCCGCCCCGAGCAGCAGGACGGGGGCACGTCATGACGGAGCGTCCGCACGGATACGCCCGCTACCAGCTCGACGGCTGCCGCTGCTACGTGTGCGCCTACGCCCGCTCCCGGTATGACGAGAACCGCACGAAGGCGATCACGGCTGGCACCTGGCAGCCGTGGGTCGACGCCGAGCCCGTCCGCATCCACATCGAATCCCTGCAGACCTGCCTCATGGGCCTGCGCTCCATCGCGGCCGTAGCGAACGTCGACCGCAAGCGGCTGCAGGCCATCATCACCGGCCGTCCCGAGCGGGGCACCGGACCGCAGGAGAAGGTCCGGCCTGCTCTCGCCGCCGCCGTCCTGGCCGTCGAGCCCACCCTCGGCAATCTCGGGCCGAACACCGTCATCAACGCCACCGGCACCACGCGCCGGCTGCGGGCGCTGGTAGCGGGCGGATGGCCGCAACAGCACCTGGCCGACGAGATGGGCTGGACGCCGGGCAACTTCAGCACGCTCATCGCCGCCTCGTCGGTGACCGTGAGGACGGCCCGCCTGGTCCGCGTCGTCTACGACCGGCTGTGGAACGTCGACCCTGCCACCCGCGGTGCCACAGACCGCGGCATCCGCGACGCCAAGGCCCGTGCGGCGGACGCCCGGTGGGCTCCGGTCGGCGCGTGGGACGACGACACCATCGACGTCCCCGCCACCTTCCCCGACTGGACCGGACGCTGCGGCACGCCATTCGGCGACGGGGAACACCGCAGGCACGACACCCCCGTGTGCGACCCGTGCCGCGAGGCCAGGTCCCTGTACCGCCACGAACTCCGTCAGCGCCGCACCCAGACCACTGCCGCCTGAGAGAGGCCCGCGGATCCAGCCGGATCGGTTCCGCAAGATCACGAAGAGAGACCCGAGTTGAGCACTGACGACCGCGTGCAGAGCGCCCGCAACGCGTGGACCAACGCCCTCCGGGCCGAGGTCCTGCGCGTGGGCCGCCGCATCCCCGAGGTGGCGCGCGTCGCGACCGTGGGCATGTGGATCGCCACCTACGCGGACGCTGACGGCTCGAACGCATTCCCCGGCAGGGACACCCTCGCCACCCTGGCCGGCTGCTCGGAGGAGACCGTCACCAACGCCGTGAAGGTGCTCATGGGCGTCGGTCTCCTCACGCGGAAGCGCCGGCCGAACGCGTCCTCGATGTACCAGCTGCTGCTGCCGCTCGGTGGCGGCCTCGACTGGGCGCCGCACATGCACCACATGACCGACACCCGGCAGCGCAGGGCCTACGCGAAGAAGAAGGCCGCGGACATCGCGAAGGCTGTGGATAACTCCCGGACAGCGTCCATGGACGCTGTGGAAAACCCTTCGGACAGCGTCCGTGGACGCGGTCCGGACAGCGTCCGTAGCGGGGGTTCCGAACCCTCCGGAACGGATCCGGACAGCGTCCATGGACGCCCCCGGACAGCGTCCGTGGACGCGTTCCGGACAGCGTCCGTAGCGGGGGTCGACCAGTACCTCTCTACCTCCGGTAGAGACCCCTTCCCCGACCACAACTTGGCTGGCCTTTCACCTCAGCCACAGCTGCGCGCGGGCGAGGCCGCGAAAGACGAGTCATCGACGGGTCAGGCAGGCAGGGCGAGCGCGCCCCGGGACACGGCACTTGCCGCCGTCCGCGCCCGCCCTGCGCTCGCCCGCTGTACCGAACCCGACTGCGGCATCCCGCTGCCCTACGGCTCCGCCGGCCTCTGCTCCGGCTGCGCCGACTACCACCACGCGACCGAAAGGCACAGCGCATGACCACCACACCCGAACCCACCGACCTGCTGCGCCGTAGCGAGTCCTACCTGTCCGCCATGCACGGCAGCGTGGCCCGGCACGACAACCTCGCCGCGAACCTGGCGTGTGCCGGCTGCGAGCTGCGGGACCAGATCCGTGCCGCACTCGCCGAGCCCGCCGCCGAGCAGCCCGCGCCTGCCGACCGGGCCGCGCTGCGCGAGCAGATCGCCGAGGCGCTCGAACAGGCCGACTACCGGATGGACATGCGCCGTGGCGACCTCGCCGACGCGGTGCTGGCTGTCCTCCCCGCGGCCACCGACCGCAGCGCCGTGCTGCGGGAAGCCGCAGAGGAGTTGGAGGTGTACGTCGGCCGCCAGTCCAGCGATGCCGCCCCGGAAGTCGAGGGTGCGCGCCTCGCCATCCGGGAACTGCGACGGATCGCTGGCCAGCCCAAGCCCGTCGACGCGGGCAAGTGTGGCTGCTACAGCCCGAGCGGCGCCTACCGCTGCACCCAACCCGAGGGTCACCTCGGGTATCACCGACACGTCCGACCGGACAGCGACGAGTGGTCATCGTGGGTCACCGGCACGGCCGCGCCCGTCCCGAGCCGTGTGGCCGACGAGGCGCAGCAGGACCAGACACAGGCCACGCCCTGCGACCAACCGAACCCCTGCGAGGACGGCGAACTCTGCGCCACCCACGAAGAGGCACAGGCCCACGCGGAAGGCGAGCACTCGTTCTGCGGCGTCACCTGCGAGGTGGCCATGCCGACCGAGCCGATGCGCAACTTCATCGTCGCCAAGGGCTACCCCGGCACGGCCGGAGCGCTCGCCGAGCTGCTGCGCCGGGCCGCTGCCGGACTACTACCCGCCAGCCCCGCGCCCGCTGTTGTGTCCCAGCCCGACGAGGAGGTGTGAGCCGTGGGCCGTCATCAAGGGGCGCCGATGCCCGCGAATCTGCGCCACGCCTTCCGCGCCCGCGCACACCCCGCCCGCTCCGTGCCCTGCCCGCACGAGCACTGCCACGCCCGCGCCCACCAGTCGTGCATCGTCCGCGTCAACGGACGCGTGCTCCCGCGCCTCCACCCCTCGCGCATCACCCTCTGGGCGGTCACCTTCGCCTGCTGCCCCGAGTGCCAGGTCTTGCAGGGCACCCCGTGCCACGACAACGGCCAGCAGCTGGCCGACGCCCACCCCCGCCGCATCCAGGAAGCAAAGGAGACCCTCGCGTGACACCCCTTGAGCGCCTCCTCCTCGAGGAGATCCCGGTCCGCCCCGAATCCGCCTCCGGTGGCCACGGCCTGTGGACGAAGCAGGAGCAGGACCGGCACTGGGACGACCTGGCCGCCGCCATCGGCGCGGCCGGCACCAAGCGGCCCGCCCCGCCAAGCGAGGCAGCAGCGTGACGGGCGGGGACGGAGCGACCGGAGAGGCAGTGCCGTGCATGGCGTGCGGGCGCCTCCTGCGCGACGAGGAGTCCAAGCGGCTCCGCCTCGGACCGCACTGCCTCAAGCGCCTACAGGGCCTCCTGGCGCCTCGCCCCCGCCGACGGCTCCGCTACACGCCCAACCACCCCAAGGCCACGCCCGCGCCCACGACCACCGCTCCCATCGCCCTCGAACTCTGGGGAGACGAGGACGAAGACGACGACCAGGCCGACGGCCACCCGATCAACGACGTACCCCTCACCGGGAGTTACCTGTGACCCTCTGCGGACTCTGCGGCAGCGAGGCCGGCGACCGCTACCTGTGCGACCGCGACACCACCAATCTCGCCGAGCGCCTGGCCGACCTGCCCACGCTCCACGACGAACTGGTCCAATGCCTCGTGCCGCGCCGCGGCGGCTGGGGCGAGATCGTCTCGACGAAGAACGCGGCCGGCCCCCGGTCGCCGCTCGACGAGAACGTGCTGGACGAGATGAACAGCGGGAACATGGCGAAGGTCGTGCACTCCTGGCGCGTCGACGTACAGCGCGTCCGCTGGCCGCAGCACTCGGCACCGCCCCCGTCCGGCCTGGCCGCCGACTGCCGGTGGCTGGCCATGGAACTCGACTGGATCGGCGCGCACTACCCGGCCGCCGGCGACCTTGCCCGCGAGGTCCGCACGCTGGAGGCTCAGGCCCGGTCGGTCGTGGGCGACCCGGTGCCCCGGCGCAAGGTGGTGGGCCAGTGCATCGCCGTCGTCGACGCCCAAGGCGCCGTGTGCGGAGCCGACATCACACACCAGGCGAGCGAGTCCCGGCTGACATGCCGGACCTGCCACTGCGTGTACGAGGGCCAGCAGGACCTGCTGCTGCTCCTGCACTATCAGCCGGACGGAGTAGTGTGATCCTCTTGCGTCTAACCCCCGGGTTGGATACGGTCATGGGGATGGAACCGAAGCCCTGGCGGGACCGGATCCGCGACGAGGACGAGCTGTTGACGCAGCTCAACCGACTCGCCTCCAAAGCCGCCGACCGACGCGCCGAAGCGCTACTCGAAGGAGTGGCCGACCTCGGCACAGTCGCCGACGTCGCTCGCGACCTCGGAGTCAGCTGGAACGCCGTCGACAAGGCGATCAAGAAGTACCAGCGCAAGAAGGCCACCGACACCGGGGCCACAACCGAATAGACAGCGAGGGCCGGACAGCAGCTCCCGGATGTTGACGCACCCGAGGCGATCGCACCGTCCGACCCTCCACCGAACTACCTGACCTAACCAGGAGTCGGCATGACCGATCTTTCCATGCCTGCAACCGCAGGCACCACCAACGCGACCAGGCGCCCCGTCGCCGCCAGCGGGATCCCCAAGAGCGAGCGCCTCGCCGAGCTGCACCGCCTCTGCGCCACGGACTACGCCAGCAACGCGTTCCGCCGCACCGACGCCAGCCAGCTGCTCGCCGCCGAGCCGTCCGGCCAGCACTGCCCCGCCGCGTACCCCACGGACCCCACCCCGTGCCGTGGCCCGGTCGCTGTCACCGTCCTCGACCAGAACAACCACGGCGCCGACGGCTGCGAGTACCACGCCACCCGCCTCCTCGCCGCCCTCGACGGCGCCCGCGTCTACGCCCTGCCCGACGCCCCGGCCGGCGCCGCCCTGCGCGTCTTCCGCGCCACCGCGGGCGGTGCGCGATGAAGCACAATCCCAAGACCTGCCAGCTCTGCGCCAGCCTCCGGCACCCCGGCGTGGCCCGCGACGGACGCGCCCTCACCAAGCACCTCGCCGCCAACCCGTTCCCCAAGCAGCACCTCAACGTCCAGCGAGGTGAGGGCCAGTGAAGTGGCTCGGTCTCATCTGCATCGTGGCGCAGGTCGCCGTGATCGCCTACGCGATCGGGAGGGCAATCGGATGACCGCCCGCCGCCTCACCACCGGGCAGGGCGTCGTCCTCGGCGCCGCCGCCATCGTCATGACCGCCGTCGGCGCCCTCGGCGCCTGGGGCACCTACAGCAACGTCGTCGCCGAGTTCGGCCGTGCCGCCACCGCAGCCGGCGTGGTCGCTGCGGGCGAAGGCCTCACCCTCATCCTCGCCCTGACCATGCTCGGCCTGACGATGCTCAACCAGTCGGCGCCCTCAGTCATCCGCGCCGGCTTGTGGCTCGCCCCGGTCTCCGCATGCCTCACCGGCCTCTCCCTCGCCGACACCGTCACCGAGGCCGTCGTGTACGCAGTGACCCCACTCGCCATGAGCGGCTCCGCCGAAGGCCTCGGCCTCATCGCCCGCCGTATCGTCGTCCACACCACCGGCGTCGACGCGGAAGCCCAGCGCCGCAACGCGGACGCCGTGCAGCAGCTCGCCTACCACCAGGCCGTAGCCGACCGGCACCCCGACAAGGAGGACCGCGAGTCCTCGCTGCGGAAGTCGTGGAAGCTGGCCAAGAAGGTCGGCGTCGGCGACCAGGTCCTCGGCGCCGCCCTCGTCGAAGTGCAGCGCGAGCGCATCACCGGTGGGGCCGATGCAGCCCTCGGCAGCATGTACGGCGCGGCCCCCGCCATCGAGGCGCCCGCACGGCCCCGCGGCGCGAGCGCGACCGAGGTACTGCGCGAGCGGTTCGCCACCATGGACCCCGCGGATGCGATCCGCCTCGCACACGATGCGCGACCTGATGCGCGCCCCGCCGAACTCGCCTCCCTGCTCGGCACCTACGGGGTCCCCATCGACGCCGTCGCCGTCGCCCTGGTCCTCGGCCAGAAGGCCCCCGAGTACGAGGTGCATCGACCTGATGCGGCTGATGCGCCCCAGGTCAACGCGCTGGAGGCACTGAACGTCGAGGGCGTCGTCATCGAGGCCGCATCCCTCCTCGGCCCGGACGCATCCGCCCGCGCGATCGCCGAGCACATCGCCGCTCGCCGCCGTCTCATCGTCGGCGAGCCGTACATCCGCACCGCCCTCTCACGGGCCGCAAGGAAGCCCCAGCCCGAGACCCCGGCCAAGCCGATGGAAGGTGGATACGCGTGATGCGCCTCGCCTTCGGAGCCGTCCTCGGCCTCCTCATCGCCTACCCGGCCCTCCTCGCCATCGTCCTGGCCGTCGTCACCGCGGCCCTCTCGCAGCCCGCCGTCATCGCGGTCGCCGCCGGCATCTGGCTGTGGCCGCGCATCACCCGCACCGCCCGAAGGTGGTGGACGGCGTGAGCAACCTGCCGGAGAACTACCAGCGCTACGCCGCACCCGACCAGGTGGCCGCCCACCACCGCCCACCGAACGTCCTCTACGACCAGCAGGGCCGCCCCGTCCACTTCACGATCGGGCAGCCCCCGCCACCGGTCATCGTGCAGGCGCCCGTCCAGCAGGGCATGGACCCGGCCCTACAACGGCTGATCATCATCACGTTCCTGATCCTCGCCGTGGTCGTCGTCTGCACCGCGGCGGTGTGCGCGGTCGTCGTCCTGGTCGGCGGAACGCTGATCGGAATCATCGGCACCGTCTCCGCGAACCTCCCGATGATCGGCCTATCCCTGGTGGGCGTGATCCTCGCCGCCGGATGGGCCGCCTCGAAGATCCGGCCCGCCGGTAAGCGCAAGGGCCGCTGACGACCCCTCCGTCCTGCACGGTCGTAACGGCCGTGCAGGTGCGGTGGGACCGGACAGCTCGGCCCACGACCAGGGAGAACACCCATGCGCAAACCCCGCATCATCCTCGCCACCGTTGTAGCCGCCACGGCCACCGCCGTACTCGCCCTGACCGCCTGCGGGCCGACGCTCCCCGCCGGCCCCGCAGGCCGGGTCATCGACAAGGACCGGGACTACAGGGCGTCGACGAAGACGTACTGGAACTACCTGACCGTGCGGACGGCCGGCGGCAGCGAGCAGGAGTTCCGAGTCAGCAAGAGCAACTACGACTCCTGCAAGCGCGGTTCCTCGTACCCGAAGTGCACGGAGGGAAGCTGACCATGGCCAAGGAACCGAAGCTCACTGCCTGGGAGAAGGCCCGCATCGTCGCCATCGAGGCGCACGGCATCAAGCGCGCCATCGCTGGCATCACCGACCAGCCGGACATCGACCGCCGCATCAAGCGCGTCAAGGACAGGGCCCGGCGCAGGGCCAACGGCAGCAAATAGCTACACCCTGGGGACGGCGTCCTGCCGCCAAGTAGTCCGCCGTCCCCGGGCGTCCGTACCCCAGCAAGAGGCAGGAAGCCCCAGCATGACGAACAACGTCGTCCAACTCCACAAGGACGCACCCCCGCCCGTCCAGGACGCCCCGCAGGACGCCCAGGACGCCGACCTCACCCAGACCGTCATCGACGTCATCCAGAACGCCGAGCCGCGTCCCGTCGACCGTCCCGACCCAACCCCCGACGGCACATGGATCGCCGAACGACAGGCCTACCTCGCCGACGCCCCGCCCGTCGTCCCCCCTGCCTTCCGCCGCTGGGACGCCTTCAAGGACACCGTCCGCTGGACCGCGTCCTACTACGGACACGTCACCGCCTTCCACACCCTCCGTACCCCCGTCTACCTCGCCCGCCTCCTGCTCCGCTCCCCGCGCGGTACCGGCCGCCTCGTCATCCGCTGGGGCAAGTGGGTCGCCGACACCGAAGCCCGCCCGGTCGAGGCCAAAGCCGCCGCCAACGCCGACATCGAGGCGTGGCTGTCGCTGTCGCGCGAGAAGTCCCGCCGCGTCCGGCCCCGCCGTATCGCGTCCCTCGCCGTCGCCACCGTCACCGGGATCACCACCCTCGTCAGCACCTTCCTGGTGCCCGGCTGGACGCTCACCGCGGTCGTCGCGGGCGCCGCACTCGCCGGCCTCAACGGCAAGAAGGGCGACAAGCCCCTCATCACCCGCTACGTCGCCACCAACATCCTGCGGAGGCTGGACAGCACCGAGGTGTTCGAAGCCCTCGCCGCGATCGGCATCGAAGGACGCAAGGGCCGCAAGGGTGTCGAGTTCGCTGCCGAGGTCATGCGCGACGGGCCCGGATGGCGTGCCGAAGTCGACCTCCCGCCCGGTATCGAGGCCACCGCCGTCCTGGAGAAGCGGTCCGCGCTCGCCGCCGCCATGCGCCGCCCCATCAGCACCGTGTGGCCCGAGGGCGACCGCACAGCCCACCCCGGCCGCCTCGTCCTGTGGGTCGCCCAGCGCGACCCCGCGAAGGCCGCCCGCAAGCTGTGGCCTCTCATGAAGGACGGCCAGGCCGACGTGTACGAGCCGCTGCCCTACGGCTTCGACCCGCGCGGCAACCTCGTCGAGATCACCCTCATGTACTCCAACCTGCTGGTCGGAGGCATCCCCGGCTCCGGCAAGACGTCCTGCGCGCTCGCGATCGTCCTCGGCGTCGCCCTCGACCCCACCGCCGAACTGTGGATCTTCGAGCTCAAGGGGTCCGGCGACCTCGACGCGGTCAAACCCGTCTGCCACCGGTACGTCAGTGGTGACGAAGACGAGGACCTGGAGGCCGCCCTCGGCGGCATGCGCTCCGGAATCGCCGAGTACCAGCGCCGCGCCAAGTTCATCAAATCCCTGCCCGCCTCAGAGGTGCCCGAAGGCCGCAAGGTCACCCGCGCGATCGCCGAGAAGTACCCCGAGCAGCAGCTCGGCCCCCGCGTCATCGTCATCGACGAGGTCCAAGAGCTGTTCACCCACGCCGAATACAAAGAAGAGGCCGCCGCCCTCGCCACCCGCCTCATCAAAAAGGGCCGCGCCTACGGCATCATCCTCATCCTCCTCACCCAGAACCCCGACGCCCCGTCCCTGCCCACCGGCGTCTCCTCGTCCGTCGGCACCCGCCTCTGCCTCGCCGTCATGGACTGGCGCGCCAACAACAACGTGCTCGGCACCGGCGCCTACGACCGCGGCATGCGCGCCACCGACATCAGCGTCGACGAGCAGGGAACCGGCATCCTCGCCCGCGGCCGCGAAGGCATCACCGTGCGCGCCGCGTTCATCAAGCAGACCGAAGCCGAGACCATCGGCAAGCGCGCCCTCGCGCTCCGCACCGCCGCCGGCACCCTCACCGGACAGGCCGTCGGCGCCCAGGTGGCCGAGCAGGACGTAGAGACGATCCTCGACCACCTGCGCGCCATCTGGCCCGACGGCATCGAGACCGTCCACTCCCACCGGCTCGTGGAAGCCCTCGCCGCCTACCGGGCGGACCTCTACCGGCCATGGACCGACATGGACGCCGCCGGAGCGTCCACCGCACTCAGCGCCGCCCTGAAGCCGTTCAAGGTCGCCACCCGGCAGCTCACCATCCGCGAGTGCTGCGGCGGCGCCAAGGGCCTCCGATACGTCGATCTGCCCGCCGCCGAGGACGGCGAATAGACCCCCGGGAGCCGGTTTCGGATCAAGCAGTGGTTTCACCTTGATCCGAAACCGGTTTCGACCCCGATATCGGGCCCCACCTGCAAAGTTTCGAGTTTCGGGCCCTCGCTCCAGACCCCCGAATCTGCCCCGCCCGAACTTCCCGGAACCCGCCCGGAGCCGACACCGCCACGAGAGAGTGGACCTTATGGCCGAGACCGAACGAACAGCCGTCCTGCTGGTCGACAGCTACACCACGAAGTGCAGCCGCTGCCGCCTGGGTGCGTTCACCGCAGACACCAGCCACGACCGCATCGCAACTGGCTGGGACACCCCCGACCCGCGCGACCGACCGTGCGGCGCCCGCTTCGTCGCCATCTCCACCGTGCGCCTGGAGTACAAGGTGGACCGGCTGAACGAGATCCGCCCCGATCTCCCCGCCTACGAGGCGGGCAAGACTCCGCGCGGCCTCACCACCTGATCCCCCTCCAGTCGGGCCCCGCCGCACTACGCGGTGGGGCCGGCTGCCGCATCATGGGCGCCATGGAGCCGCAGATCATCCGGCCCGGCCACCTCACCGCCGAGCAGACCCGCGAGGCCCTCGGCATCAGCGCCGGCGCCCTCCGCAACCTCGTCTACCGAGGCCACATCAAGCGCTCATGCGGCACCGAACGGCACCCCTACTTCGCCGTCGACGACGTCACCGCCCTCGTCCTCACCCGCCGCGCCCGCGCCGCCGCTTGACCGCAGGTCAGGCAGCGTGTGACGATCTGCGCGTAGAACCATGCCCGCACACGGGCACCACAGGCGCACACGAAGCCCCGGAGAGGCCCCGAGCCCCCGGGGCTTCGTCGTGTCACGGGACAGTCACAGCAGCCACAAGGCGTTGCAAGGCGGTGCATGATGCCCACTCAGTGACAGAACGTCCTTGGGGGGACCATGCGCACCCGCGTCGCCATCGCCGCCTGTACCACCGCACTCGCCATCACCCTCGTCGCCTGTAGCAGCGAAAACAGCGAGTCAGCGGCCACCGCACCCAGCTACAAAATCACCAAGCAGGACAACAGCGGGAACAGCCGCAACGTCGAAGTCAGCGTCAACAGCGCCCATGACCTGAAAGCCGTCTTCGACGACGTCACGAAGAACCTCACGGACGAGGCCGGCTACCACGTCTACATCAACTGCTCGACCGGCGGCACCGCCGCGGTCGACAACCGCCTCGCCAACGGCAGGCTGGCCAGAGGCAACATGGGCCAGGCCGCCACCGGACTCAACGACGGCGAAACCGAGTTCGAGACCGTCGAGGGGCATACCTGCCCCTGACCCACAGAGGTCCCGCACGGAGCTGCCGCTCTCCCGCCGCAACACAGGTGCATCCGGCGCAGACCCCGGGATGCGGTATCCGAGAGGACCGTGCCGGCGCCCAGTCCTAGGCAACTGGGCGCCGATCAGCTGCCGGAGGGAAATGCCAGAGCGGCCTAACGGTGATACCGGATAGATGTGTCGGGTGTGGCTCCGGACAGCCCGCGCGCCAGACGGCGCGCACCCCGGCTCACCGTGGGTTCGAATCCCACTTCCCCACCGGGCTGGAGGCAGGCGTGGCCACTGACCGCAGCGAGCTCACCTCCTACGAATTCCGGCAGATGCGCGCCCGCCTGCTCGCCGAATCCGACGTCTGCATCGTCTGCGGCCACGGCGCATCCGACACCGCCGACCACGTCATCCCCGTCAGCAAGGGCGGCGCACGCCTCGACCCCGACAACCTCGCGCCCATCCACGGCGTCGACGGCTGCCCCATCTGCCTCCGTAAGTGCAACAGCGAGAAGGGCGACCGGCCCCTCGCCGACGTCACCCAACTGGTCACCTCGGTCGACTGGTTCGCCGGACCGTAGAGAGGACGACCATGATCTCGTTCCTGCTCCGACGCCTACGCGTCCACCACCGGTCCGACCGGACCAGGCGTAGGCGCCCTGTGTGTCGGTGCGGCCGGTTCCACCCTGGCCCGCGCTGACCGCATGCCCAGGAGCGGACGACCACATAGGAGGGACGCCATGCCCGCGACCACCGTGCACGCTGGACCACCAGTAGGAAGTGGGCTCACTCCCTGCTGTGGACGGACTCCCTTCGAGCTCCCGCGCACCGACCAGATGACGAACGACCTTGAGACCGTCACGTGCCCGAGTGCCGCCCCGGGCAACTGGACCCTCGATCACCAAGTGCACGCCTTCGCCCAAACCGAGTCACGGCCTGGCCCGCTCACCGACGAGGGCGAGCAGTGGATGGAGCGGCAGCAGACCGGCAAGGTCATGGTCGTCTGCACCTGCGGCTACAGCAGCGGGCTCATCGACCACACCGAGATGGAGGCCACCGTGGCAGGGCTGGCCCCCGAGCACGCACCCACCCCCGTGGGCGGCTGACCCATGGCTTGGTGGGAGGGCGAGACAGCCTACGGTCCGATCGCAGCCGTAGCCGAGTGGCTGCGCGCCAACGACATCGACCCGAGCGACGTGCCGATCGACGGGTCCATCTCGATCGAGCCCGGGGCCTACAGCGGCGAGCGCCGCATCAGGTACAGCGCCGTGCTCCGCAATGCGCAGGGCTACTGCTACCGCGATCCGGCGACGGATCAGGCTGCGCGCGAGGAACGGACCGCGTCACTCAAGGCTGAGCCACCTGCAAACGTGCAGGTCGCAGGCTCGAAGTGACCGTGCATAACCGCAGGTCAGAGGCCTGATCCGGCTGAGACCGTCCGGGTTTTTTAGGAAAGATCATCTTCTCAACCCCGCGCCCAGCTTTTATTTTTCTCCCCCCGGGCCGATGAGCCGGGGATGATCTTGGAGGGGGGCGGCATGGGCCCCGTCGAGGAAGCCGTGCGGAGCGACGTCGAGCAGCTCGGCGACCTGGTCGGCGTCGAGCCGTCGCTGTCCGAGATGGCCTACGCCCTGGCGCGGTCGATCGACACCGCAGCGACCGGCGAGTGCCAGACCTGTGGGGAGGCCGTGACCAGCGCCGAAGACGGCCGGACGCTGCCCCAGTTGAACCGCGAGCTCCGGCAGACGCTCGCCCAGTTGCTGGAGGGGCGGGCGCCGGACGATGACGACGACCTCGGAGACCTGGCGTCCCCCGACTGACTTCGCCGAGGACCTCCGGGAGCGGTACGGGCTGGAGTGCCCGCCGCTGTGGGGTACGCCCCGTCATCCGAACCGGCCGTCGCTCGGGCCGAAGCTGTGGAAGGTCATGGCCAAGCTCGGCGCCCCGCCGATGCCGTGGCAGAAGTACGTGTCCGACGTCGCCCTGGAGATCGACCCCGAGACCGGGCTGTTCGCCCACCGCGAGGTCGGCATCTCCGTCTCCCGGCAGCAGGGCAAGACGGAGCTGTGCCTTGGCGCCCAGGTCCACCGGGCCATGGCCTGGCAGCGGCAGAACATCGTGTACGCGGCGCAGACCCGCGGCATGGCGCGGCAGCGGTGGGAAGACGAGTTCTGGGAGAAGATCTCAGGCTCGGATCTCCGCAAGCGGGCGCGCATCCGGAAGTCGAACGGCAACGAGGCGATCCTGTGGCCGGCGACGCGCTCGAAGATGGGCATCACCGCGAACACCGAGAAAGCCGGCCACGGTCCGCCTCTCGACATGGGGTTCATCGACGAGGCGTTCGCGCACGAAGACGACCGCCTTGAGCAGGCGTTCAGCCCGGCCATGCTGACCCGGGCCATGGCGCAGCTGTGGTGGGCATCGGCCGGCGGCACGACCAAGAGCGTGTGGCTGAACAAGAAGCGCAAAGTGGGGCGCGAGCTGATCGAGGCTCTGTTCGCCGCGCTCGCCGAGGACTTGGGCGCGGTGCGTCCGGCGACCGCGTACTTCGAGTGGTACGCGCCGGAGGACATGCCGCGCGATGATCCGGCGACGTGGCGGGCGACGCTGCCCGCGCTCGGCTACACGGTGACCGAGGCGGTCATCAGGGCCGAGCTGGAGAAGATGGCCGATGACCCCAGCGCGTTCGACCGGGCCTACCTGAACCGCACCCGCAAGCCAGTGCCGCCGTCCGATCCGAACGTGCCGAAGGCGGCATGGCCCGGCCTGGTCGACGCGAGCAGCAAGGCGAACACGGACGTGGCGTTCGCCATCGATGTGTCGCAGGACAGGAAGCGGGCGGCGATCGCCGCGGCCTGCCGCCGCCCGGACGGCAGGGTGCACCTGGAGGTCGTGGCGTACCGGCCCGGTACGGACTGGGTGGTGCCCGCCATGGTGAAGCTGCACGCCCTGTGGAAACCGGTGGCCGTGGCGGTCGCCGCATCGGGCGCCCCGGCTAGTTCGCTCATCGACGACCTGGTGGCCGCGGGCATCGACGTGCCCAAGGACAAGGACGAGCCGGAGCGTGGGGACCTGGCCATCATGCGCAGCGGCGACATCATCGAGGCGTGCGGGCAGATGGCCGACGCCATGAACCAGGGCACTGCCCGGCACATCGACCAGGTGCCGTTGACCGCTGCGGTGAACGGCGCCCGGACGCGCCGCAACGGTGACGCCTGGACGCTTGACCGGACCACGTCGCTGACCGAGGTCTCTCCCTTCGCTGCGGCGACCTTCGCCCGGTGGGCGCTCGTCATCCGGGGGCCGCACGTGCTGGACGACTACGACCCGCTTGATTCGATCTACTGAAGGAGGGGCGTAGTGCGCGAGCGGATGACAACCGCGCTCGACGCCGCTGGCCTGCTGCTCGTCGCGGCCGGCGCGGGCGCCGGGGCATATCAGGCCATCGGGTGGGCGGCGCTCGCTGTGACCGGCGTCGTGATCCTTGGTGGCTCCTGGCTTGCCGATGGCGGCAGGAGGGGCGGTAAGACGTGAGTCTCTTCCGACGCCGTGACGCCCCGGGACAGACCGCAGGCGAGATGATCCCTGCCCGGCCCGGCACGGGCGGCGGGGCGGCGGTCGTGACCAACGAGACGGCGCTGCGGCACAGCGCCGTGTGGGCGTGCCTGCGGCTGCGCGCGAACCTCGTCTCGACCATGCCGGTGGATCTGTACCGCAAGGTGAACGGCATCCAGGTCGAGGTGCCCAAGCCCGCCGTCCTCGTCACCCCAGGGGGCGATGAGGTCGAGATGCCGGAGTGGATGTACTCCAGTCAGTTCGACCTCGACCGGGCCGGGAATACCGTCGGCCTGATCACCGCTCGGGACGGCCTCGGGCTTCCGGCCCGCATCGAGCTCGCGCCGATCGGTGACGTCACCCTGCGGATGCGTAAGGGCAAGAAGCAGTACCGCATCGCGGGCACCACCTACGAGCCGAGCGAGGTCTGGCACGAGAAGCAGTACACCGTGGCCGGGCTGCCCGTCGGCCTGTCCCCGGTGGCGTATGCCGCATGGTCGATCAGCGAGTACCTGTCCATCCAGCAGTTCGCCATGGACTGGTTCCGCAACGGGGCCATCCCTTCGGCGCATCTGAAGAACACCTCGAAGACGCTCACACCGGAGCAGGCCGACGGGGCGAAGCAGCGTTTCAAGGCGGCGGTCATGAGCCGGGATTTGTTCGTCACCGGCAACGACTGGGACTACGAGATGATCCAGGCCGAGCAGGCGGGCGCCGACTGGATCGCCGCGAAGCAGTTCGGCATCGGGGACATCGCCCGGTTCTTCGACTGCCCCTCCGACCTGATCGATGCTTCCGTGTCGGGCAGCTCGGTCACCTACGCCAACATGACGCAGCGGAACTTGCAGTTCCTCGTCATGAGTCTGGGGCCTGCTGTGACCCGTCGCGAGAACGCGCTCAGCCGCCTGTCCTCGCGGCCGCGGTTCGTGAAGCTGAACCGCAACGCGCTGCTGGCGATGGACCCGCAGACGCAGGCCGCTGTCCTCAAGACGCGCATCGATTCCCGGACGCTGGCGCCGTCCGAGGCCCGCGCCATCTATGACCTGCCGCCCTTCACCGAGCAGCAGTTGGCGGAGTTCGACCGGGTGTTCGGCAAGGGCGCCCAGGCACAGCCCACGACCGCGACCCCGCAAGCAGGAGGAGTTCCCTCATGACCATGGCGATCCTGCGGCAGCAGGCTGCCCAGGCCCGCGCAGGTGCGGCGGGCTCTACTTCGATGTCCGTACCCCGGGACCGTCCCGAGTCCCCAGAGATCCGGTTCACCTCGCAGTTGCGCGCCAAGAAGGTGGAACGCGCGGACGGCATGGAGTGGTACCAGGTCGAGGGATACGCCAGCGCGTTCGAGCAGGGCTACGAGATGTGGGACATGTTCGGGCCCTACACCGAGGTCGTCTCCAAGGGCGCCGCGGACAAGACGCTCGGTGCGGACCCCGAGGTCGTGTTCCGCTTCAACCACGCGGGCACGCCGATGGCGAGCACACGGAACCAGCGACTGGAACTGTGGGCGGACGATCAGGGCCTGGGGCAGCGCGCCTGGCTGAACCCCAAGCGGTCGGACGTGCAGCTGCTCGTCCAGGCCATCGAGGACGCGGACGTGCGTGAGCAGTCGTTCATGTTCCGCATCACCTCGGGCCAGTGGTCCCCGGACTACACCGAGTACCGCATCCAGGAGTTCGACCTGGAGCGCGGCGACGTCGGCCCCGTCACCTACGGCGCGAACCCGCATACCTCCGTCGCCGCGAGGAGCGGGGAGTTCCTCGACCTCATCCCGAACCTTCCCGCGCTGGTCGCACGCGAGGCCTACGCACGCCTCGCCCTGCGCTCCGATCTGACCACCGCCCCCGTGCCCGCGCCGCAGATGCCGGCGCCCGCACGCGCGGCGGCCCCGACCGCTCAAGGGCGGTCGATTTCCATGCTCCGCACTCAGCTGCTCGTCGAGGCCGACGAGCACTGAGCACCAGACACAGCGCGCTGTCCGGCAGATGCCCGGGCGCGCAGCCCTGTGCCGCCCGGCAGATGACCCGGGTTGGGCCGTGGCCCCGCTGTTGCTGCAACCCAACGACCCATCTGTACGGAGGGATCACACTCATGCCCGGAACCATCGACGACCTCATCGCAAGCATCGAGGTCGAGCTGGAGGCCGCACAGAAGCGGCTCAAGAAGTCCGGCGCCGAGGTCCAGCTCATCCTGGACAAGGCGCAGCAGGACGGCCGCTCGAACCTGAGTGCCGAGGAAGACCAGCGCGTAGCCGAGCTGTTCGCTGCGCGCGACCAGGCGCGCTCCGACATCACCGGCATCGAGAACAAGCTGGCCACCACGAACAAGCTCAAGACGGAAGAGATGGAGCGGGAGGCGAAGCAGAAGGAGTTCCGCGAGACCCATACCCGCCCCCCGCAGCCTCGCGACCGGATGGTCACCGTCGGGAACGAGGAGCGGACCTACCGCAAGGACCAGGACCCGCTGGGCAAGGGCTTCCTGATGGACATCGCCCGCCAGTACTCGTACCAGGACGTCGAGTCCGCCTCGCGCCTGGCACGGCACATGCAGGAGGAGCGCGTCGAGCGCGCCGAGTACCTCCAGCGCGCTGTCGGCACCGGGGCGTTCTCGGGCCTGACGGTGCCGCAGTATCTGACCGACATGTACGCCCCGGCCACGGCGGCGCTGCGTCCATTCGCCGACGTCTGCAACCGGCACCCCCTGCCCGACAGCGGTATGTCGATCGAGATCTCCCGCATCACCACTGCGACCGACGCCGGGATCCAGGCCACGCAGAACACCGCCGTGACCAACCAGGACATGGACGACACGCAGCTCAGCGTGCCGGTCCAGACCGCGGCCGGGCAGCAGACGATCTCCCGGCAGGCGATCGACCGCGGCACGGGCATCGAGGACGTGGCCTTCCAGGACCTGTTCAACCGGGTCGCCACCCGCCTGGACTCGACACTCCTCAACCAGGCCACCAACGGCCTGAGCGCGGTGGCTCAGGCGAACGCCTACACCGACGGCACCCCGACCGGCGCCGAGCTGTACCCGAAGATCCTCGGTGCGGCGGCCGGTGTCGAAACCAACCTCCTGGCCATGGGCGCGCCGACCCATGCGGTCATGCACTCGCGCCGCTGGTACTGGCTGTCCAGCCAGATGTCCAATACCTGGCCGATGATCAACTCAGTGAACCTGCCAGTGCAGGCGTCGGGCACCCTCGACCCGAACAGCTCCTACGCCTCGGGGCCTCGGGGTGTGCTGCCCAACGGCATGCAGGTGGTCGTCGACAACAACATCGTCACCAACCTGGGTGTGGGCACCAACGAGGACGAGCTGTACGTCGTGCCCGCCTCGGAGTGCCACCTGTGGGAGGACCCGAACGCGCCGCTGTTCATCCGTGCCGAGCAGCCGGCCGCCGCATCGCTGGGCGTGCTGCTGGTGGCGTACTCGTACTTCGCGTACACCTTCGGCCGCTACGCCAACGGCATGCAGAAGGTCGGCGGCACGGGCATGGTCACCCCGGCGTTCTAG